TCAGGCGACACCCCCGCCGGACTAACCAGCGAGTCAGTCGGACGGCACAACATATATTTGGCCTCGAAGTAGAACAGGTCAGCGCGGATGGTTGCGCGGTAGCTGTCGATCGATCCGTAAGCCTCATTCGCGGCCATTGCATCTTGTTCGAAGTCGGACATTTCGAAGTCAATGAAACTCTTTGTCATACGCTTGAACATGATGTCCATCTGCTCGCGTGCGTCCTCTTTGGTCAGCCCGTTGGCCTCCCATTCTTTGATGGTCCGCTCGAAGTCGGATACTTTGGTTTGTAACTCTGCTTTGATCTTCTGCACTTGATAACTCATTGATCATTCCCCCTTGAGGGCCGCTTATGCGGCCTTGATAGCTCTTAGATTTGCCAATTTTACGACTTGGTCGATAGTAGTTGCGACGTTGTTATTGCCGAGCATAATGTCCAAAGCAGTCCACATGGCAGAAGCCTCCGATTGATACTGGGCTTTTAAATCTTCACTGCTGACAATTTCTGACAAGCGTCTAGAACGCTTAATTTCGTCATAAACTGCAAGAATTCTGGTTACTTTGATTGATTGGTTTTCCATGACTATTCCTCTTTGTTTCGTGGTTACTCATCAGATGCGGCTACCAATACCGCACGACAAAGAAGCAGGTACACCAAGCAAGCCTTAGCCCCTTGTCACCCTGCTGTTGCCCCAGTCGGTCCCGCGCTTGGCGGGGCTGGGGGAAGATTCTTGGCTCTTCTGGGCGCGATGTGTCTATGTACACATTAGATAACAAATTAACATCTAAAGGTATTATACATTAGTCTAATGTAAATAAATACAGTATTTAGGAAACCCCCCTTTTTTATAAATGAAACGGGCGCGGGCGCACCCGCGTAGCAGGAACCGTGCCAACTGTAAATTTATACAACTGTAAGTCATTGATTTATAAGCGATTTTTGCTGGTGCGATTTTCTCGGGGTAACTGATGCCCTAGTATCAACTCGGGCCTAAGTGCCGACAGAGGGCTTTATATTAGCTCTGAGCGTTATTTGTTCACTTTTTGCGCAACTAAGCAGTCAGCCAGCAGTAGCTGTACAAATTTTGATCAGTGACAGATTTGAGGTGAGATTGTGCAATTTTTGAACAGTGAGGCGAGCGGCTGGGTGGCTGTACAATTTTTGATCAACCGGCCCGATTTAACATAATATAAATTCTGCGACAGGTTGGCGGCGAGCTGTACAAATTTTGACCTGTACAATTTTTGCACTGTACAATTTTTGACCTGTGCAAATTTTGACCATTTAACATAATATTTATTATGCGCGTTGTGCGGCGCACCATCGTGTTGCAATGCACAAATCGATGTTGCAGTGCATCATTGTGCAAAATTTAACCAAATATAGTTTCCGACGGAGTAAATATAGTTTCAGACGTAGTAAATATATTTTCCGACGAAATATAGTTTCAAAGGGCAGAAAAAAATAATTTTCCCACCGAATATATTTTTCGACGAGACGCAAAATTTTTACCGAATATAGTTTCTAAAATTATTGTTGCTTCAACCAAAGTTCAGCGCGTTGCGCGACTCCTTCCCAATGACTATCGACAATTTCTTGGCGGAGTGCTGGCGATTCCTGCAAAGCCTTCCGATACTTTGGCCTGAAGTCATCGAGGGCAGGATGCATCAGGTCTGGGGCTTCCTCTCCTGATTCTTCTGCCTTGATTGCGTAGCCCTTGAGCCTTTCGCGTGACTTATTGATTAGCCGTGTATCTTCGAGCGTCTGAGCCTTGGTTGATAGCTGGACCGTCAACCCGTCCAGAATATTGTCCTCGCGCATCTTTTTAGTGATGGTAGGCGGCACATAGTTGTCATCAGGGAATAAGAGGCTTAGAGGTAGGTTGAGTGCTTTCACCAGTTCCGGTCCACCTGCACCGCATGAAAAGCAGTGTGCGACGATGTAACCACCGTCTTTTTCCGTAATTGATAGGGTTAAGCCCTTCGATCCATGCACTGGGCAACGTGACCGCCAGCCTTTGCCCGATTTCGATAGCTTTTCGAGCTGACCGACGAGTTGTTCAAATTTTGCACTACTCATAGCAAATATAGTTTCCGACGCACTGAATATAGTTTCAAGAAGCTTTCCGTCCCCAGAACCCTCTCGCCTTTCTTATTTGATCGTACTGAATATATTTTCTGACGGACTCACTGATCTGAGTGACGCGAGATGGCTCGATACCATCAGGCCAATCGCCAAACTTCTGCTTAAACAAATGCCCAGCCCAGCCAGCCTTGAATCCCTTCTCCTTAGCGTGTAGCTGTAACTCTCCTAAGAACCTAGCCTTATCTTCTGGCGTATTCAAGTAATTTGCCTTCTCTGTGGCAGTCATACGCTTGAGCATCTGCTGATCGTGCTTGAGTTGCTCAACTCTAGGAACTTCATACCCGCATGGGCATTTCATCCCAGTACGCTGTTGATAGCATTCAGGGCATTCCCACACAGTAGCCTCTTTTTTCTCCTTCACCTGCTTGGACTCAGAGAATGGCCGATCACCTGTATCTAGTTCTAAAGGGACAACGTGTTCTGCGAATCCGTGCCTTGCTACGTTTCCAGAATGGTCCAAGTAGATCGAATACGGCTTGTTTGGTGCTGTTCTGGCGATTCTTCCCGCCCTTTGAACGTACGAAATGAGGCTAGTCGTTGGGTAGCAGTCGATCAAACACCGGACAGACGGTGCGTCATACCCGACGTTCAGCAGTTTCGAGCAAGACAAAATCTTAAACTCACCCCGATCATGCGCATTAAACATCACTTCCCGTATATCTGGATCGGTATATCCATCGATGTGTTCTGCGCTAATCCCGTTTTTACGAAACAGCTCTACCATGTATTTCGAGTGCTTGATCGATGGGCTGAATGCGATGGTCTGGCTATCTTCGCCATGCTTGAGCCAGTTTTTGACAATATCCCCTGCCAATAGCGCATCTTTCTCAATCCTCAGTTCCAATGACTTTGGATCGTAGTCAGTGCCGCCGGTAGGCAATGCCCTACGGTTCATATCGTCCAGATTCACTTTCCTGCCGCCGTAGTAATGGATCGGGCAAAGATAATCTTGTTCGAGTAGCTCCACTGGCGTAATCGGGACAATCAGGTCATCGTAAATCGTGCCAAGCCCTTTGCTGAACGGTGTGGCTGACAAGCCGATGAAAGGAATTGCATTGTACGCTTGCATCATCTCCAGCAGATATTTGTGGACCGAATGACACTCATCGACAATCGCAAAATCGAACGCTGGCATTCTCGAACGCCGTGCAAGGGTCTGGATACTGGCGATCTGAACCGGCATATAACTATCCGATCTATGATGGTTGCCTTGCATAACCCCAGTTTCTAAGCCGTGAATATCGAAGGCTTCCAGTGATTGTTCTACCAGCTTAATCCGGTCACAGATAAAGATTCCACGCTTCCCGCGCTTGATTGCTTCCTCAAAGATGTAGGCCGCTGTGATTGTCTTACCGAATGAACACGGTGCGGCTAAGATTGGCCTTCTTTTCCCTCTGCGTAGTGAGTCTCTCAACATATCTACGGCTTTTTCTTGGTGTGGACGTAGCTCCATCTTTTTTCCTTTTTTTAGGCATAGTTGTCTTTTTGAGGGCTATTAGGCAACCCCCTGAATGGTTTGGTCTTGGTCCAGTAGCATCCGGTCATCAGCAACGAGTTTTGGCGGCAATAGCCGAGGCTCGTAACACCTCACCCACCCGAAGGTTGCCTTTAACGCTGTTTGTCCCGCCCTCAAGAGGTTGGACGCTACGTCTCGCTTTTTTGTACTACTGCACGATGCGACAGTTTTGACGGACGCAAATGAAACTAAAGGAGGGGAAAGTATTGATAATGTAACGATTTATGATTACATTAAACCCGTGTGCCGGAATGCGGCTTGGGTACTTTCTCCCGATCTTCAGTCCGGTCTGCTAGGGGCTTCTCACACCCCGTCCGGCACATATTTTTCTTTTTACTCCGGTATCCCATCGGAGTCAACATCAGATGAAAACTCCTGCGGATCAGGCTCATTCCATAGATCTAGCTGAAGCGATACCTTGTACCCGTCACAGATAGGGCAACGAATGCTGGCTTGCTCCGTATCTTTCGCGTCAAAAATCGAGCCGCAGTGATTGCAAAAGAACTTAGCGTTTACCTGCATCGATCAATCCCCCTTCCAAGATGTACTCACCGTACCACTTGTTAAATATTTCTGCCTCTAACTCACCGTATGTATCAAGGTCACGAGTCGGTCCACAAAAGCGACACACCTCGTCACCGTTATTTAAATGCTCGCGCAATACGTTGTCCCCACAGTTCGGACAAGTCGGAAACCTAGCTGTCATCGTATTCCCCCCGTTGTTTTTTACGATGTTTAAGTAAACGAGTAAAGATACTTTTTACACGTTTCGCGTAATGTATATCATGCTCTTTGGTACTTTGCAAACAATCTAGGTAATCGACTTTATCGTGACCTAGTTTCCAAATCAGTGCGACTCGAAACTGCGAAACATTGCCAGACAGGTAGCGATTGCACTTCACGCACTGCTTGTGGCAATTCCACAAGTGGAATCTGAGATGCGGAGCTGAACCCCTCGAACGGTAATGACCGGCATCATAATTGCCACCGTACTTATTCCCACCGTGCTTACCGCAGGAAATACACCCCTCATGCCGATCACGCCAGCGAACGTAAGCATTAAATGCACTCTGAGCCTCTTGGAGCCACTGTGAGCGACTTTTTTGCTTTTCCCGTACCCTAGCCCTATCTTTACGATCTTGTCGCTCTATGGCCTTCTTAACGGTCTTCTTGCCCTGTTCGGACTTGGTGTACAGCATTAGACACTCCATCGAGCAAAAAGCCCTCAAACCACGAGCCAATGTATTTTCTGAATCGACTTTCTTTTTACATTGACTACATCTACGCGACTTGGCTTGCATTAGGCTTCCCATCTAAACTTGAGTTGTCCGTAAATTGGTTGCCAATCTCTTTTCCTAGATTTTCTATTCCAGCCATCTGGCTTGGTTTCTCCCATGATTTTCCAGCCAGCACCTCGCAAAGAAGACCCAGACTCATCTTGTAAGGTATAGGTAATCATTCTTTTGCCGCCCATTTGTTGCCAAATTCTCCAGCAACGTCCATACAAAAATGAACAGGTGTTTTTCGGAGCCGAGTCAATTACGCACACTCGATTGACTTCAGCAGTCAAACCATCATCAAGACTTCTGGCTACTGGACGACCAACGATTGCAACCCCAACTAAGCCATCGTCAGCCAATGCCCCTATTGCAAATTTACCGCCCTGCGTAGGTTTGTTATGCCTATGGAAGTTGAAAACAAATTCATTGGCTTCTTTGATTGTTATTGGAAGAACTTCAAGCGACATCTGTTTTAAATCCGGTAAGTTGATCCTGCGACATACAAAATGTTGGGCCGTAGCCCAAATCCTTCAAATTCGCCTCTTGCATGATGTCATCTGTCAAAGCATACCCAGAGAAGTCCACAGAATTTCCATCAATTATCCCCAAGATATACACATCTGAAGATTCTTTCTTTTTCGATTGTGACACTAATAGCTGTCCATCTGCACGTTCAGTTGCCTTGATGTCGCATTTCCAGCCTTGATAGATCACATCTGTCGTCCCTGATTGTGCTTTTACATCCAGTTCTGGATAGATATTCGCCCATTTGCAGAATGCCAGTTCAGCCATCACGCCGATTGTTTCGATGCGTAGCTTATTTCCTTCCTTCCATACCAGCTTGTCTTTGACTCCTGCGGCACGGGCAATCTGGTTACGCATCATGGCAACCTGAGTGCAGATCAGCACTTCGGTGTCGTTGAGTTCAACAATCATGCTTCACCATACTCAGGAACGTGGAGCCATGTCTGACGGTTCCTTATCCGATAGATAATGTGTTTGCTCACCTCGAACTTCTTAGCAATCTCCACTGGGCGAAGCCCCTCCTTTAGTAAGCCTTTAATCAGGTAAACATCATGCTCTGTGAGCTGGGCCGCACGATGCTTTGCCCTTCTCCCTTCCCAAGACTCTACTGAGTTCACTGATTCTCCCTCTCTTTCAGTTTCATGTACTCAGAATCATCAGGAATGGTCAGCTTAAATCCTTTTGAATGAGCAAAAGCGTCAACCTGTTGCATATAAAAATACATTTCACCTTTAAGTAGCTTTGATGTTCCTTTAAGGATCGTAATTTCTTTTCTACCTACGGTACGGGTTTCGTACCCAAGAAATTCTTCGCAAAGCCACTCATGCATTTCTTCCTTGATGAATGGGGTTGCTCCATCACCTAATTTTGCATTGGTTTGACTAACAATCTCTCCGAGCCACATCCAATACAAATCGTTCTGGTTAATGCTACGGTTACTGCCAGCTTTCCATTCGAGATGGATGAATCCGTTGTCCTCGATGCCCCGAAGGGCATCTCGATAGACCTGATCCAGCATCTCTTTCGATGTGACTGTGTACTTAGCCTTTTGCATCATCCAATCCTAGAAACTCGCTAAGAGTCATATCGAATCGGTTTGCGAACCACTGAACACGATGGAAGTTCATATCCTGACTGTTTCTCCACCGAATCACCTGTTGCGGCTTTACGCCAACTTCTCTAGCTAGATCGATGTTCTTTACATCGCGTAGGGCTTGAGCAACTTTTAGGCAACGGCCTATGTTTGTGTATTGCATGATTACCTCAGAATGGAATTGCGTTATTGGTTGTAGTGACTGGATCAGGAGCCGGTGCAGGTTGTGCATTACCTGAATACTGCGCTTGATCCTTCGGTGCTTCCTTTGCAGTTAGCTTTGCTTTCAGGATTGGCGCACGTTCGCTTGCACCTTCATCTCGTTTCCAAGCTGAAACCCAAAACTCTTTGCCATCAACCGTTGCATTGCCCTTGAAGTCAGGGTCAGTCGGCTTGTTCTTCCGATCATTCGCCCAGATAGCAATCTCGTTGTTGTTGTCATACTTCTTTTGTTCCGTCATAGGAATTTCTCCAGATTCTTACTTTCAGTTTCTATTTCCTTGCAAGCATCAATCACGATGCGTCCAAGCTCTTTGATATAATCCTCGTCACGCTCGACACGGATCAGTAATGGCGGCAGGGATGGATGGTAGGATAGGAAGTCCCACCACTTGCGGCCTGTAATCCACAAACATCCCTGCACTTGCGCCTTATATTCAGATGGAAGTTTCCCTGCACGGAAATACTTAACGTGCGTAGCAGGAGCCGGACATTTAATCTCCAGCCCTCCATCTGCGTTGACGAGGCCGTCCGGTGAGATTCCGCACTCATATTCATCATGCTTGCAGAATCCAACCTCTTGTACGGATACTCGCCTCTCGAACTCATAGAAAGCCCGCGCATCCGGTTCCAAGGTCCGTCCACGGATCATCCATTCATTCTCATACGTCTCAGGAATCTCGTTCATCACCTTCTCAGCAATCAAGCCATTCACATAACCATTCCGGCTTGTGGACTCCTTGCCTTGAGCTGTAATGAGTTTCGAGAAGCCTGACCCTGATGGACAGCCCAGACGGGCCATCAACCATTCTTCAGTGCCTTGCTCTGCGTCGATGATCCTCATTTGGTCTTCCTCTTTAGAGCCGCAATCAGATTGTCGTACTGATCGGGGTGCGTATCGTGCAAGTTTTTGACTTTGAGCCACTTATACAGAGCGTCCATATCTTCGTCAGTCAGTTCGACTTTATCGACAAGTTTGTCAATCTCAGCCTTCTGCTTATCAGTCAGGGCTGAAAAATCGCTTTGCTCAAGCATATCTGCATCATCACGCTCGCCTGAGTTGATCTTGAAGATCGTACGCATGGCAATCTTTTCAACATACGAAAGTGCTGAACCGGCTGACTGTGCGCCTGTGAAGGGAAGGGTGATTGATCTGCGGATAGGGAAGTTCCATACAGCTCCATCCTTGTGGATGATGGTGAACTGATAGGCGGCACGATAGAGTTTGCGATCCTCACTGAGACTGCTTTCCAGCTCATCAGGAATAATCATAATTCCTGCTTCATTCATGAGTGGACGCATCTTCTCGTAGTATTTGTCGATAGACACATACTTGTACTTAGCGAACTCGTTATTCGAGTCATAACCCAAAGTGCCGATTTGCGACTGTATTTGGAACAGCGCATTGGCAATAACTTTTGGGCATTCAGTTGATTGATGATTCATGTTTAGTCCCCCTTTGTTAAACCATCGAGGAACAATGTAATCATCTCAGGATACTATGTCAACTAAACAGGATATGATTTGTCCCAATTGACATTGCTAGAAAATACAGTAGTTTATGAGTGGAGTTTCATACAGATTCCCTCATCGGATGTAACTCGTGGCCCGTTACCCCCTAACGGGCCTTTTTTTTACGCAATATCCCTCATACGGGTGACCAGACGGTCAGCTCGATTAGTCACTTGACGATACCATTTTGAGTCAACCATCTCGTCTGCGGCCTGATTCCAATCACGGGCATCTACACCAGCCTTCATGCCTTTAAACTGGCTCAGGCGAGGCCGTCCCATATTGAACATCATGTTAGCGATAATCAGTTGAGCTTCTTCCGGCAGATCAAACCAATCGTCATAGAGCTTCTTGCACTCGTCGATCGTGACCTGAACGTCTTTCTCGAATACCTCGATGACACGCTCCTCAGAGACAGCAGTGCCTACCTCCTGCCCGTGTTCTGGATCATCCTCTGTCACCAGATGACCGATGCCGAACGTAGGTAGACCCAGATGATCTAGGTAGATTTCGTATTTACAGCCTTCATCGTATTCCAGCTCCATGCGCAGTTGATCGAGATTCATCATTGCTTGCCCTTCTTCATTGCCATGAGTTTGTCTGCGCCCTTAACGCCGAATGACGCGCTGACCGCGATAAATAAGAGATACTGATACCATTCCGGTAGAGAATTGAGTGCGCTGAACGCCTCATCCATACGAGTGATGATTGCNTGATCGTCCATCGCCACAGAATATGCCACAGCGATCAGAGGCGCACTGAGGATCAAACTGAACCATTCATCCTTCCAAGATGACTTTGTAGCGTCAGCCATCTTTGCTTCCCATTGAGAATCGTTGTTGATCTGATCGATCTTCCGCTGTTGGATGGCCTTCTTTTCTTCGGCCTTCCCTTTGATAAAGTCTTTGCCTAGCTCAAGAGCTGGACCTAATAGCATCTGCAACATCGCGCTTCTCCTTCGGCTTTCTGCCGCATTTATCGCACCTAGCCGTAGGGCGAAATAATAACTTTGATCCGCATCCTGTGTGGTACATCCCTTCTTTAAAGACGTACTCGCAGACCTTCATCAGTCATCCTTGGGCGGAATATTCATAATTGCCCAAATAGCCAAGACTGCTAAAATCAGTGCGGCTACAAATTCCATTAGCTTGCCTTCTTCGATGCGATTGCTGTACTGCCAAAAAATGCAGATACCAGTACCGCGATGGATGCGAAATATGTCGGAGCGATATCAGCGATCAAGCTCGCCGCCGTAGCAAGTCCGAACAGATCACATAGAAAAATACCAAAGGGATACAGCAGTAGGCCAAATAACGCGAACCACGCCATCTTCCTGATCGAATCACGCTGTGCATCCTCATCTTCCATCTTACGACGGCGATCCTCAAGTTCAATAAGAGCAAGTTCATCCGGATCAAGAACCCCATTCCCGTTTTTGTCATATTTTTCTAGCTCCGTCATGCAATTACCTCCAGTGTACTCCCTGACGCTATGATAATCCTGCCCATATAATTGTAAGTTATTGATTCTATTTTGTATTGACTCGACTGCTTCTGCCAATCGATATATGGATGTTCCTTTGAGTTCATTTGAGCCGGAGTAACCGGAGACACAACGTCTGGCTTCCGATAGGCGGGATGAAAAGGACTGATGAACAAGTCGCTCATTTTCGCCTTTTTTGTTCAACGCCCGTAACTTTTCCTGCGTTCTTCATCGCATAAAAGATGGATTCGCCTTTCTTGGCTCCATATTCCTTGCTTAGAGCCTTCTTGATCTTCTTGCCTTTGGTTGTCAGTGGCATCAGTCTCTCTCCAGCAACATATCAAATGCCGCAGTCACGCGAGCATTGTTAGAACGCACTGATGCTCGTATATCAATGTCAGACTTTTCAGGTATGCGTAAGGGAATACCGAACTCATACATATACTCGCCACCATCACCACAGACCTCGAAAGAATGACCTACGCGAAAAGAGGCTTCACCGAAATACCGAACGTACATA